GTATGGGTAATTGACTGGTTAATAGGTGATTATACGGTTATGTTGTAGTTGCAGGTTAAGGAGATTGGGGTATTTGGTTGACAATCAATGAATTACGTCTATTTTGGAGCTTTCGTGATATTCAGGAAATTATCCTCTTTTGTAATGATATTACGACTTTATATTATTGCTATAATATAAATCATAACACATTGATAATCAATAATACACCATACGCACCCACGTATATAACACCCCACCCCACCCCTATTATATGTAAGAATATCGGATGTAATCACCACCCCTAAAAATTTTTATTTTCCCCCATTTTTCGTCCAATTTCCCACATTTGTAAGGATGTTTTACCCTCCAAAAAAGCCGTATTTTTTCAATAACTCCCGTTATTCTCTAAAAAATCACCTATTTTCTAAATTTTACCCCTATTTTTTTAGAAAATTACTTGTTTTATTATCAAGTAGTTGTATATTTGCATAATGATGATAAAGAACATATATATATATATTTAACCCTCAAAAGAGAGAAGAGAAGATGTTATTTTTAAGAATGAGACCTAATCCCAGTTCCGTTATGTTCTTTATGGTATGCTTATAAAAACGTTATATAATAAATATGGATAGGAAGGATTTAAAGGATTACGTACTTGGATTATTATCCGAACATTGCGATGAATATGCGGCTACGTTCAGGGATATATCTTTGGTTACAAGCAATCCTGAGCGCACAGACAGATACGGCAGACGCCTTGAGGAGTTATTCAGGGAGGGTTATGGTGTCTTGACGAGGGATAACACCTCTCATTATAGCTCCTTGTATGTTTTTACGGGTAAGATATATGAGTTCATGGATTACAATGTCCTGTATGATGCCGTAGACAGGTGGCTTGAGAAGATGGGTGTTGCAGCTCGTGACCGTACCAATAAGGCCATGTATGCCTATATGAACCGTATAATCAATGTTATCCGGGACCATGAGCTTCGTCCCGACCTTAGTATTATGTGCTTCACTAACTGTGTCGTTGACATGAACCGGTTAAAGACCTATCCCCACTCTCCCCGCTTTGATTGTGTGAAGATGTATCCGTTCAAGTATGACCGCAAGGAGATATTCAACTGTCCTATATGGAGAAGTTTCCTCGGAGAGAACTGGATGCCTACGGACGATATGGACGGTGTTCTTCCTGAGAAGCACAAGCGGAGAATATTACAGATGTTTCTTGGGGCCTGTCTTGTCAACAGACGTAATATAAGCTTTGAGTATTTCCTGATATTGCAAGGTACGGGAGCAAACGGGAAGAGTGTTATCTACCGGGTGCTTAAGGATATGTTCGGAGAGGACGAGATACTTAATATCAAGATGAGCCAGTTTGCCAGCAGAGGTGATGAACAGCTTCGTGCTGCGTATTCCATGTCCGGGAAGAGGCTTATGTACTGTACGGAGAGTAACCGAGGGGATTTTAAGGATATGAGCATCATAAAGGCTATCTCCAGCGGGGAACCTATTGCCTGCCGGGGAATAGGCGGCAATATAACGATGATGCAAAGACCGCCTATCATGCTGTGTAACTCTAACTACCGTTGGCAGCCAAAGGACTTTCTTAACCGGGAGGACCCGGATGATGAGAGTATGCAGAGACGGGCGCTCGTACTTAATTTCGACAAGACTATCCCTGTAGAGAAAAGGGATACCATGCTCGCGGAAAGGCTCAAATCGGAACATGCCGGCATAATGGCTTGGATAGTCAAAGGTCTTTGCGAGCTAAAGAAAAACAACTGGAGGATGCCGGAGAATCTCGGAGGAAAGATAGATATGAAGCTGGAGAGGATACGCTCTACGGTCATAGGACGGGACGGAAAGCTTGTGGACGGAAGTATATCGGAATACCTCAAATACAAGGAGTGCCAGCCCGAAGAATTTGAAGGAAGCGGCGTTATCAATTTCACATCATCGGAGATATACAAGAACTATGAACGATTCTGCAAGAAGAACGGGATCGTCCCTATGTCGCAAAGAAAGCTGGGTATCGACATGCTTTCTCTCGGATACGTGAGGGAAAAGGGATACAACAACTCTTATAATCTGTGGTGCGGGAACGAGGACATCGCGAACAATTTTATGAGACATGTACCCAACATTGCCGAAGAAGCGAAAACGAACCTGTTTGAGGGCTGGGAATATTCGGATGATGATTTCCTGAGTGATGATTTTGTTGAAGAATAGATTTGCAATAATAAATATAACACAAAAAGATTATGGATTTCGGAAAGACACAAGTCGGGAATATAACTATTCTCAAGTATAAGAAAGACGGCATTCCTTTTATCAAGGCATCAACGGTATGCGGTGATTTCTCCATTGAGTACAGCGCGGGAAGCATAATGTTTGTACTATTGGATAGCGTTCCGATAGAAGACAGGGTTGATAATCTGCCTATGCTAATGCTGCGAAACACCCAGTATGTGGGGAATTGTATTGACGCGAAGTTGCAGGTGGATGTGCTAAAGGCAGTCGGGGATGCCCTTGACCGCGCGGACGCCAAGCCGATTTCTGACGAGGAGGACGCCAAGATTATTGAGGAGGAAAGGCAGATGTATGAGATGAAAAAGGAAATGGAGGAAGCGTCTGATAAAGACAAAAACTGAACACAAACCTATGTATAAGGAAGGAGTAGCCGGGTGTCATTTCCCGGCTTTCTTTTTAGCGGCAAGGTACAAGGAGCAATTATTGCATGAAATTGGAAGATAAAAATGAGTGGTAGTATCTTCTTCTTTTATCTCGTCTTTCTTAATCTGCGTGATGTCTGCAATCATTTTGGTGAGGTCTATCCATTCCTTGCAGCCCTCTTTGCCATCGTACTTTTTACGGGCGGCGATAAGCTTACGAAGCTGGTTTTCCTTTGAAAGTTCAGACGCAATATCTTCATCACTAACACCTTCAACCAAAAACTCTTCCTCTTTCTCGCTCTCTTTCTGTCTACGATTGACACGCTTGTTTATAAAGGTGAGATAATCCATGAAGTCCTTATCCTGGGAAAGGAGGGCATTCATATTCTTCTTATTCATCTCTAAATTATACACAGGGTTATAAAGGCCGGAGATGAGATAAGCGTCCTTATCTTTCCATCCCAGCGCTAAAAGGTCTGCAAAAGCCTTTTCTTTTGCGCTGATCCCCAGCTTCCTGCATTCGGTCCCAAGTCCTTTGCTGAATGTAATCTTTTCCTCTTTACCTCTCAACATATTATTGTAACTTTTAATTATACAAATACAAAATAACAACAGCACCTTATATGCCACTGGCTCTGATAGTCGGATATAGGATGATACCCGACCATACTATCACAATAAGAGCATGGGTAGCTGCTCCCTCTATATGAATAAAAACCGATAGCTCCTTCTTTTTGTTTCTGAACTCCATTAAACCACATCCATGCGGACCCGATAGCATACCGGGTAAGGGTATTCAGTGAGTTATAAGAAGAGTTGGACTTCCCTACTCCATAACTTATTCCATTTGTATTAATGCGGGTTGCTGCGGATACCCCGGATTCTACGGCCTTTTTGAAATAGGAGCTATCGTACGGAGATTTAATATTTTCCTTTATGCTGTCCTTTATTTTGTTTCGGCTTAGCCCGGCAATAAGCCCGGCGGCGACAGCAGCCTCTATCTCATACTTAAAGCGGTTGCAATAAATATCAATACGCTCCGAAAGCGTCTTTCCATGATCTTCCCTATTTATAAAAGCAATGATAGCCTCCCTTTCTTCTTTCCTGTCATAAACGGAAAGCGTTTCGGTATAGTCGTAAATCGCCTCTCGCAACTTTCCGATAACAACACCTACCTCCCTTTCGAGTTTTTCATTTGCGGAAAAGCGGAACATGGACGGTTTTATCTTATACTTCAAAGATATATCCACGATCTCGTTTGCGGCTTGCAAGAGAAGATCATCCAAATGCTTCTGCATGGATAATTCAGCCTTTAGCCGCTGCCTTATAAAATCTTTGGCTTCCTGTATCTGTTGTTGCGTGGGCTGTTTCATTGCTTATCATCTCCAGCCGGGTTGTGTTCGGGTTCCTCTTCTTCAGGAGTAGGTTGCGTGGTTTTGAGTTGATAAAGGATATCAGCCTGCTGCTCTTCCTTTTTCTCTCTCATTATCCTGTCCCAGTCGCGGGGATTGCTATACATTTGAATCTGCTCATTTGCGGTTTGACGTGATAAAAATCCGTTTTGCACACAAGTGGCAAGATTCTGCACAAGCTCCGATTCATTCAAATGAATATAGGGTTTTATCCAAGCATATACACTCAAGTTTTGCAGGTCTATAAGATTTTCCGTTTCCACTCCGTATCCATAGGTGAAAATCTTCACCATGTCGTCCACAAGGCGGTTATATTCTTGCGCATCCTTCATCGCATTCTCAAATGCCGGTGAATAAAGAAGCTTTATAGCCACGCCCGGAAGATCGCCGCTTCTTACCTCCGGAGGAATTACCGCAAACGACTGTTCATATATCAGCTTGTAAAGAGTATCGAGTTGCTTCTCGAAAGCCGTAGATACATCCTGTTTATTAAGGTATCCGGCTTCATCGTCCGGCCCCATTGTGATACATTTTACAGTTCCGTCAACACCCCCATCTATATTTATATTTTCTCCCTTGAAATACATAATCGGGAACGCATAGGCTGTATTGTTTTGAGATAGCTGGGAGAAAGCGAGTTCGTATTGCTCTATACTGTCTTGCGAGGGAGACCAACAAGCTCCGGCATCGCATCTATGGTAAGCCACAGGAATAAACGTAAACCCATGCTCTTGCTGGGAGACGAGTTCATAACCGTCCAATCCAAATAAGTTTTTTATTACTTGTTTGATTTTGCTGTATCCCTTTCCCCCTTTTTTAAAGCGACGGAGATACTTTTCATCCCACACCTCCAGCCAGTCGGTCACAATATTCCCGCTGCTGTCGTAATCGGAATAAGAACGGGCAAACAAGGATAGCTCTCCTGTAACATTATCAAAATGAGGATACAATACATCACCTTTTTCAAAAGAAAGGACTTTCCAATAGAATTTTCCTTTTCTAAGGTATCCTACAAATGCCGTATCTCCGGTTATCTTTACAGACTTAGCGGCCTCGTACCATGCGATTTCCATGTCTTTTACGGCCCATCCCGTTCTAAATTTAAAGAAGGTATCTTTCACTTTCTCATTCTCGGTATCGCCTTCCATTTCAAACTGAATATCATTCCCGCAAAGGTGGACAAGATGCTTGACCGTTATTATTCTTTGAAAAGCAAAAGCGCATCTGATAACATACTCCCTGAACCATTGCTTCGTCTCCGGGTCCTGCCTTAACCTGTCAGGATATACCAGCGGGTCATTAATCGCATGTCCCGAAGGCTCAAACTCACGCATGAAGTCCATTTGAGTTATTATCTGATACGTAGGATTATCAGACGGTTCATTGATGAGGGTGTTTCCTGAAATAACCCCGGCAGCGGCTTTATAGCCATTTGGCAATATCCTCCGGAACGGACGACGTACCATAATCTGGCGTGTGTTTATAATCTCCATAATCCTTTTGGTTTTGTGTTATGTTTTTTTATATCAAAAATTTGTCTGTAAATCATCGCTTCTATAAAGTCAGGAGAGTGCCCTACGTATTTTTTCATAGTCTCCTTTTTAATCAAGGCAAACCCTTTGTCTGTTTCCGCGTCCCGAATAGCCTTTCTCTCTTTCATAAGAATATTATAAAGGGTTACTCCGGAATATCCGTTTCCGGAAAATTTGCGCGATAACAAATCGGGATTTATGGATATCTCCTCGTTCTTTATCTTTTTTACAAGAATATCCGCACACTGTGATTTTAAAGAGGAGTACACATACTTGATTGATTTCTCATCCGCTTTTGTCGCGGGTATTGGAGCAGCCATATTATTAAACCTGACCGCATCGGGGAATTTCCCTTTAAAATCCTGACCGGGACCGTTTAAGTCAAAAACAAAATCCTTTTCCAGCACGCCCCACTCTCTAAGTTTATAGGCAACACACTCTTCCGTCCGCTTGGAATTATCCCTACTCACATATACATCTTCGATATGGTTCCCGATCCACAGCCACAAGACAAGGTTGTCTCCTCCCTCGTATGCAATATCGCATGATACCCTGCGCTTCTCGTCTCCGTATTGCGCGGTATTTTTAAAGAAGCGCTCCATGTGTTCCATCTTGATAATATCATCCCCGGCAGCTTTAAAGTTCCAATTCCCCTCCAAGTCCCTTGCACGAGATTCTTCATCCTGCTGGGCGAGGTTGGCTAAATAATTAGGGTCGGAAGATATAAGAGCAACGTTCTCTTCAAGCTTTCCCTTTATGAATGTGACTGTCTTCACGAATGCCGACTTGTCGTAACCCTTACTGATAAGACCCGGCGTAAGCAACGGATCTATGATATGCCTGCATTGGTTATAAACTTCGTCTACGGAATCCCCCCAGTAAATATCTTCCGGTCGGTCGCCGTCCATGAAGCAATAGCGTATTACCCCGTCTCGCTCCGGAATAGGGTTACCGTTTTCATCAATCCACCAGTCTATGAATTTACGTACCCAGCTATCCGGATCAGGGTTACATGTGCCATAAAAACGGTTTCTTATACCGTAGGCATTACGGTTGTTGGTGATAAGGTATTTGAACTTCAGGTAATCAGAGTGAGTGATTTCGTCTATACCGATAAAGGCAAACTCTTTTCCCTGAAAACGCTTTACGAAGTCTTCGTAAGAATCCGCATAATAGGAAAACTTTAAAAAACCTCCGTTATAGAAGTTCCAAGTCATATCCGAGATAGAGCGGTTATACTTTCCGTATTGAGAAAAAAGCTCATAAGACTTGTTTACTATATTACTCAAGTCCTCTTTTTCGTTTCTCAGGATTACAGAAGCAAAATTCGGGTTATTTATATCTTTCAAGACCTCCATTAGCAAGGCCCAAGAATTATGGGTGACAATAAAATCCCTTGTTAGAAACAAACTGTCCGGATTGGTCACTGCAATACAGCAACACTCCTTCTTCCCTATCATCTCGTAGCCTATAATTCTTCTCGCATTGATGCTTATCCCGCCATTATAAGGTTTGCATCTTTCTTTTTTCCTTTTTACGCGAAACATCCTTTCGGCATCCGGGATTCTTATATAAAGAGTGTATGCGTCATTACATTGTATAAATTCTCCATTGCTATTTCTATACCCCGCGGTGCCTCTGCCAATTGTCGCCAATCCTCCCAAACTGTTGATAAGGAATTTTACATCTTCCGCAAGCTGTTTGCTTATTGTAGTATAAGACAGGTGCCCTCTTTCATCAATAGTTCCGTCGGTATCCATTAAGCCCTGAACAAGCGCCCATCTTTCCTCCAGCGTCCCATATAAATACATGTCAGGAACGTGTTTATCTGCCGCACGCCCTGTTATATTCAATTTCTGAATCTCTGCGATAAGCTCTTTGTCGTTGATGCGCATGCGGTAGCATCCTTTCTCAAACTCGCAAGAAGAATACCCTACCGATTTCTTGAACTCACCAACGACTTCCTCGTCAGGATTAAATAAATAGCAGCAGTTCTTGCTGATTACGCTATCGGCAATACATCCGTCCCCAATGAGTGCGCCAATCAGATACGGGCTGAATTTAGGCTTGAAATATTTTCCTTTGGTGAACCGAACAGGCTTGCACAACGGAACAGATAAATGACGCGGCTGCTTCTTTCCCTTCTGCTTTTTCATGTGGTCTATAATCATTTGAGTAGTCCACACTCGCCATTCATCCTCTAAGGGGAGGTTATATAAAGCCCTTTTCTTTGAACAATGGTTAGATTGCTTGATATTCCATAAGTGATCTATGCAGCAGTCAGCATAAGAACCGTCAACGAATTTAAGCCTTACGCACTCTTTAAATCCCTGATAGGAGTTGTAAACAACCCTTTGCATTCCTCCGTCAAGGCCAGTGATTATGTCACCGGCTTTAATGTCTTGAATTTTTCTAAATCCGAACGGAGTACACACTAATTCATTGAATATCAGCGCTTTTCCACCACCACGGTTTCCTCCAAATATAGTAATATCTGCCGGAGACGCAAGGAACTTTTCTTGACATCCTTTTTGGGCGATTATATTAAGCGGATTTCCATATTCACGCAGCTTTTCTATGTGCGCATAAGTAAATACGCCTTCTCCATTTTTTGTATGTACAATTCCGTCGTATTCCATAAAAAAAATAAGCCGTCGCATGCAATATGATTTTGCATACTCCGGCTTGATTCACAGCTCTATGAGTAATATATAGTGCAAATATACGATATTTCATCTATTTTCTAAATTTTACCCTTAAAAATATGTCTATAATATTGTTTTTATAGAAAATAGGTGATATATTTGCATTATTAAATCATGTGATATGATAAAAATTGATGTCCAACTCGATGAAGAGTCACCTGATAGAAAAGGAAACTTCGCAATATGTCCGGTGTGTAAACAGAAAATAATGGACGTTGAGGAAGTTTGCGGAAGTTCTTCCATTAGGATTATATGCAGGAGATGCCGTAAATTTATGAGAGTTAGACTGACGAAGGAATAATAGTAATATTAGATATGCAAGCCAAAGAGCTTATTGACGCACAAAGCGTTGATAGGCCCTTTTTTTTATAACACAACTAAATAAAACACGATGGAGAAAGAACAAATCTTATCCGAATTAACGACAAGACTTGGACAAACCAGCCTTTCGTCACAGACATTAATGAAGTACATAGACCTTAACCCGTTAGAGGAAGGAAGTGAACCTGACGATACTTACTTCAACAAGGCTACCGGATTTCTGCAAGGGTTACAGGGACAGTACAATCATGATGTAGCAACACAAGTTGAGGATTTCAAGAAAAACTACAAACCTCAACCAATCCCGGACGATGCAAAAGACGAACCAAACGAGGGAACGCTTGCCGCCAAATTGAAAAAAATGGAAGAAGAGCTTTTGCAGCTAAAGGGGGAAAAAGAAGCGGAGAAAAGAGCCGCGTCAATCAACGAGTTAAAGGCCGAATCCAAAAGCCAGTTGAAATCTCAAATCGAGAATGGTGGTAAAAACATCTGCAACGATGAGATCCTCGGCATTGCCATTTCCGATGTGGAAATTACAGACGGAATGAAAGTGGAGGACATTGTAAACTGTGCTAAACGCAACTACGAGAAAAGATACAAGGCGATTTTCGGAGACGGAGCATCCCCGAGTATCAATCAGTTTGCGGAAACCGGAGAAGAGCAGGCAAAAAGCCGAAGAGAAGCCTTTAAGGAGTTAATGAAATCAAGAGGCAAGCTCCCGAAAACCAAATAACACATTTTAAAACAGACAAAAAAGATGAGACAATTAGGAACATTCAACACTATCGGTCAATTCCGGTCGGAATTTGGCGGTAATTTTCCTGTATGGTCGAGAGTTCGAGAACTGTATCAAGGAGGCGGTATGATTGATGTTGCCGGAATGGGATTAAACCCTGGCGATATTATACATGCTGGCACAATGGTTAAGTTCAACGGCCCCGGCAAACAGGTAGAGGTGATTACTGCGGAGGGAGTGACAGGTGTAAAAGCGGTAGTAACGCTGACTATCACCAACAAGGCTACCGCCAACGGAGATTTATCCTTTGTATTGGGGAGCAAAAGCTACTCAATCGCAGTAACAAGCGCTTCGGAAACAACCCCCGAACTGGTCGCTACAAAGATTGAAGGCGGCAAAGCCACTTTCACAGAGTGGGATGTGAAAAGAAGTGGCGCAGTGCTGACATTCACGCAAAAGACAGCTGCAATGGTTCCGGCCTACATGTTTATTCCCGGAAGCACCGGAGTAACAGGGACAATGGAACTTACCAAGCAAGGTGCAACTGCAAGCGGAAACTTAAGTGACGTAAACGGCCTTGTATTTGAGGATGTATGCATCCCCGAAGGTTGCATTTCTGCAACATGTGCCGTAGTAAGAGCAGGCAGAATATACGCGGACCGCGTAGCGGGTGGCGGTATTCCTAAATCAGTAGAAGCACAATTACCTATGATTGAGTTTGTGCGCGAATCCAATGAATAAGAAAGGGGGATAATATGTACACAAGAAACAAAGAATTTTACGATATTGTAGGAAGAGGGCTTGCTGCTATGGGATATACCGGCAACAAACCGTTGGAGGCATGGATTAACGACATGTTTGCGGATAAGTATAACGCAGAACAGACTTTTGCCCAAATGGGTTTCCCGTTAAATCCTAACATTCCTCTGAATCCTACTTACGAACAGATTGAGGCAACAATTCGCCCGTACACGCTGGCTACCTACGTAGATATTGACAGTGACGGTGCTACCAAGTCAACTGACGGCCTTTCATTGCAAATGGGCGGACTGCCTACTTTCAAGCACGAGATTACGTTAAGCCGTAAAATCTTGCGTGAAAAGATGATGCTGATGGATGCTATCGGCAGTTCTACACCGGAAATAGAGGCTACAATCATGGAACTTCTGTTTAATGGAGTAGACAGCTTGCTTGGAGGTAACTATAACACGTTCCTTTATCAGAGAAACCAAGTCGTATCCAAAAAAGGAAACCTGATTATTGATGCGGCCAACAATCCCCTCGGCATCTCTTTATCAATAGACTTTGGTGTCCCCAAGAAGAACATTAAAGATTCTCATTGGTACAAGAAGGTTGACGCAACCGGAGTTGTCACACAGGGAGCAGCCGTAGGTACTACAATTGATCCTATCAAGGTGATGCGTGACGTTAACCGAGACAGCCGACAGAAAGACTTTGCGCCACAGGGACACTGGGAAGTAAGCAAGACCACATGGGACGACATCATCAGTCTGCCGTATTTCCGTCAGATGTACACAGTCGCCAACCGTCCGGACATTTCCGACAAAGACATGCAGCTTGCTTTTGCAAATCTCGTTCCTGACGAAGTAATCAAGGCGTTTATCGAAGCTCGTATCGGTGCCGAAATCAGAGTAATTGATTCTATCTCCGTAGTAGAAAGCTACGACAAGGATACGCAGAAAATCAACTACAAGACCTTGCAGAACTTTGAGGAAGGAGTTATGGCGTATGTCCCGAACGAAGATTTGGGAGACGTACAATGCGGACGTCCTATCTTCATGGAAACTCCGGGTGCACGTACAGCATTGTATGACGGCGGCCGTACTCTGATTCGCCAAGTATTTAACGATGAAACCATGACGCAGACTATCAAATCGGAAGTTACCGGATTGGTTGTTCCTAACAAGGTTCGTTGGTTCTACTACTTGAACGTTAAGGGTAAATAACCATGAAAGATTCTCTAAATACAACTACCGGCACAACCATTGAAGAATACCTTCGTGGCTGTGTCGGCTTCGAGGTTACAGACAACGCAATCAATACGATATTGATTGACAGAGGCATCACCTCCGGTTCTGATGTAACTACAATCGAAAAGCGTATCAAGGACTTATGCCGGGCAGATCTCTATATGTGGTGCGCGAGCACTCCGAGTGTAACGGGAAGTGTAGAGGATGCCAATGGTGTTTGGAAACATAAAGAAGGCGGCACAGAGAGTTCCGCTTATGACAAGCGCAATCTGCGGCAAATGGCTAATGACATATATGCTTTGTATGGAGAGAATGTTAAAAAATCGTCTATTAAGATTGTCAACTTGGGTATGAACATGAACAAAAGGTGGCCTCTATGAAAGTAAACAATCCGCGTTTTCCGCATACATGCAAGGTGTATCGTATTCCGGGGGAAACCTCGTTTGAAGACGGATCGGAAACAGTTCTGTATGAGGGAGAATGCAACAAGTATGGAAGCTCCTCTTTGA